CTATGGCAATAATAAACAGAACGGAGCTGCTAAGTGATCTAGTTACTTACCTCCCAGATCAGAACGCATTACCTACACCTCAGCTTACATCTATTATAAATAATGTAGTAGATAACCATATACCAGAAGATGATGAAATCTACTATGCAGAGGCTTTATGTAAGAGTCTTAAAGTGGCTGGGCTGATGAACAACACTAAGTACTCTGTTGATTCAGCATCTATCATAGAAGAAGAAGTGGGTAATGTAAGGTATAAGTACTCAGATAAGAATGGTACATCCGTCTGGAAAGACTTCTTAAACTCTTTGTCAGATATATGCCCCTACTTACCTAAAGGTGGTTATAACTTACCTACAACCTTTGGAATACAAGCAATAAAGGCTGAGGCTGTAGTTGTAGATACTTGCACTACTAACAACTTAACATTATAGGAGAATACCTTTGATAAAGAGAGTAGTTAAAGATAAAGATGGCAATGTCATCGAAGACAGAGAGATTACCTTAGACAAAGAGGTAGCCTCAGTTAAAGAGGTTGTCAATGTTAAAAGCGAAAGTAACAAGAAAGAAAAACGGAAAAATAGACAAGCTTCTAAAGAGTCTTAATACCCTACAGAACAATAACCTACAGGTTGGTCATTTTGCATCTAGTGGTAAGCATAGTAGTGATTCAGACTTAACTTATCCAGACTTGTTAGAGTTGTGGGCGCATGGAGCTGTACAAGAAGGTGTTGTTAAGAATCCTTTAGCCGCCTTCAGTCACAACCAGATTAAGAATAAAGGCTTCCTAAAGAATCCTAAAGTTAAGGCTGTATATAGGAAGTGGTCTAAGAGTCTGACTACAGGCAAGGCAAGTGAGGCTTTCCTTGTAGAGTTAGGTACAGTGCTGAGAGATGAGTATGCTAATACATTTGGTAGGGCAGGATACTTAATGCCTGTAGTGGGTAATAACAGTACCCCTCTATTAGATACAGGCGAACTTCAATCTGCTACAGCCTTTAAATCTTCCGTTAATAATAAAGTAGACGAGGTAGGAATGTAATGAGATCACGTATTATGCAAACCCCTCTTACACTAGAGAGGAGTACGGGAGGTGAACTAAATAGTGATAACAAGTATATAGATAACCCACCAGTATTAGTAAGTGGTGGACTATTTAGCATACAACCCTACCAGAAAGGGAGCAAAGAGTACCAACTACCAGAAGGTATTAAAACTTCTGATGCTCTTATTCTAATAGGATCAACACCTGTCAAAGAGGCAGATCAGTTTGAGGATACCAAAGCGGATCGAGTCTTAATAGATTCTAGGTATTACATAGCAGATAATGTAGCTAACTGGGCTAGACATGGTTCTAATGCAGACCATTACGAATCTATCTTCATCAGAGAAGATAAACTCTCTCAACAGAGGCAATCATAAATGGCATTAGATATAACAGCAATAACTAATACATTTGTCGATATTGCAGCTAAAGAGGTAGGGAGCCAGCTTAGTACTGTTAGGAAGTCTGGTGCAGATGTCCCTGCTGTTATATTAGCAAGGGATACACAGACTACTCCGAGTTACCCATATATTGCTGTAGATATTATAACAATAGATGATTCAGGCAGTTGGCGAATATCTCAAGGTGTTAATGACGCTGGAGAACCTTGGGTTGCCTCCTACTATAGAATACTGTTTCAATATACAGTGTATGGCCCAGACTCACTATCTATAGCACACTCTCTTAAAGGTAAGTTCAGAGTGGATAGAGTCTTAAACGATGTAGAGGTGGGGACAAGTGGCAAGATAGAAGATGTATTTGCAGTTTCATCTCTACCAGAAAAGCTTTCCAGCAGATACTTAGAGGTTGCAGCATTTAATCTCTCTCTAACTATGACAGATATTGTTGTAGATGTAGAGACAGGGCTTATAGCAAATATAAACCTAAACGGGGATTTAACTAATACAGATGATAGTACATTAGATTTAGATGTAGTCGTTCCAGTACCATAGTAATTAATAAAATTTCTTAAAGGAGAAATAATCTTGGCTTATCAAGAAATCACCACAGTAAACATCTCACTGGATGTTTCAGCAGTATCTAGGGCATCCTTCGGAATCCCTTTGTTTATCGCAGACCATGTATGGTTTAAAGAACAAACACGTCAATACTCTAGCTTTTCTCAAGTAGCAGATGATATCCCAACAAGTTCAAATGTCTATGCGGCTATGCAACAAGCATTCTCTCAAGACATTGATCCTAGTGTTGTTAAGGTGGGTAGACGTGAAGTAGATAGTATTACATTCACCCCTGAAGCTGTAACAGCAGTTGGTCAAGTTTATACACTAGAAGTATTGGATACAGCAGATGTAACTACTACAGCTACTTTCGTTACCTCTACAGGTTCAGAGACAGCTACTAATGTAACAGATGCTTTGATTACAGCTCTAGGAAGCCCTACAGGTGTAACAGTAACAGATAACACAGGCAGCATTACACTAGCTAAATCAGGTGTAGATGCTTATGCAGTAACAGATGTAGCCAGACAAACTTATGTCACTGTAACTACTCAGACTGCTGCTGACATTATGGCGACTATTGTAGATGCTGATAATGACTTCTACTTTGTAGCTTGTAATGATCATGAGTCTGCATTTGTAATGGCTTTATCTTTAGATATAGAAGCGAGAGAGAAGCAGTACTGGGTATCTACTCAGAACCAAGCCGATCTAGGTGTGTACTCAGAGAGTGCTACAGACATTCCTTCATTACTAAAACAGAATGCCAGATTCCGTACATCTCATTGGTTTCACCATGAAGCAGATACACTATTCCCAGAGATGGAGTACATATCTATCCTAGCTCCAGCAGATGCAGGTAAAAAAGCTGTATCTAATAATATCATTAAGAGTTCAGCAGCTAAGAACCCTCTAACTGGTAATTACTTATCTGCAACAAACAAGAGTAATCTTAAAGATAAGAACTCATCTTGGACTGAGGTTGTAGGTGGCATCCCTATTACACGTAGAGGTAGTGTATCAGGTAGTGCTACATTCTTCGTAGATTTGATAAGAAACAGAGATTTCTTAGATGCTCGTATCACAGAGGCATATCAAACCTACCAGATTAATAGACCTATTGTACCTTACACAGATTCAGGGATAGTAGACCTTGAGAATGTATTAACATCTGTATTAGACAGATATGTAGAGACAGATACACAACCTAATATCTTACAGAAAAATAATCCTTATGTGATTAATTTCCCTGAACGTAAAGATATTAGTTTTGGAGATGTTGCAGCACAAGACTTCGCTGGTGCATTTACAGCTTACCTATCAGGTGCTATCCAAACAGTGAAAATCACTGGCAGCTTAACTTATGATGCTCAACCTTAAGGAATAATAAAACATGGCAACACAATTAGAAGATTATGGAAGTAGGTATGTACAAGTTGCATTCATGGGTAAAGCAGTAGATGGTTTAGCTGAAACGTTTATGAGTGCTAGTCAAAGTTCAGACTTTACATCTAGTAAGGTAGGTGCTGATGGCTCAGTAGGTACGAGTATCAGTCCAGATGAGACAGGTACAGTAGAGTTGACAGTATATCAGAATGCACCAATTAACATTTTACTATCTGGTGTCATCGAGCTTCAACGTTTAAATAAGAAATTGTACAGAGGTGCATTTACATATAAAGATCCATCTGGTGGTGCTATTGCTAAGTTCAGCAGAGTCCATATTCAAGGTGGCCCTACTTTGGTAGGTGCTTCTGAGAGACAGGATAGAACTTGGACTTTATTTGTAGAAGAGTATAAGTTTTTATCTGTACCAGAGGGCGCGACAGATACATTAGGTGTCTTAGCAGATATTTCAGCAGCATTAGAGACTGTAGCTGCTACTGTTTAATTATTAAGAGGAATGAACACCTGTGCGTATAGGTGTTCATTAGGAGGAGAATATATATGTCAGTTTTAAACATTGGTGTAACCAATAAAAGTATAAACGGAAAGAACTACCAAATTACATTACTACCTGCGCGAGAAGGTCTGACGTTAGGTATTAAATTAACCAAGTTAGTAGGTGTCTCATTAGGTACAGCTTTTGATTCAGGAAGTTTTAGTGATGACGATGACAACTACAAGATGGATAACATGGGGCGAGATATTGCTATTGCCCTAGTAGATGGTCTAGACAGAGTAGACGTAGTAGATGTTGTTGTACAGATAGTCAGAAACCTGACTGTAGATGGCAAGCTAGTAGACTTTGATGAACACTTCAGGGGTAACTACGGAGAGCTTATTGCTGTAGTTCAGTGGGCATTACAGGAGAACTTTGGGGATTTTTTGACAGGATTTCTCAAGGCGAAGGGGATAGATACTTCAGAAATCCTTACAAAGTTTCAAGAAATGACGAATCCACAGAACAAGCAGGTAGAGAGTTCAGAGCTATCTCCAAAAGAGTAGAAGAAACTTGCTCTCTCTCGCATGAGAGTAGGTTTTTCCTTATGTTAGCTACTAATAAATACTGCCCAAGGGCAGAGCAGTCTGTAGAGATACTTGAAAACAATAAGACTCTGAAACAAATACTTGAGTTAGAGCAGTATATAGATGTCTTAGAAGCTTACGAGGAATCTAAATTTCTAGACCAAAAGGTTAAAGATAAGCAATCAAATTAGGAGCGGTATAGATAATGATAGCACTAGATGATCACACCTTGAAACTAGGGTTTGATATGACAGCCGTTAATAAAGGGTTTGAAGATATCGAACGTAGGTTTAGGAAATTAAAAAGTCCTTTTGATAGCACAGCATCCTCTACCACCTCCAACAGCACTTCACGCCCCCCTTCATCTGCTATAAGTCAAGGGGAGAGAGATAGAGGATTGGCTAACTTAGATGCTACAAATCTTAAAGCTAAACAGCAAATAGAGGCACTGAGGAAGGTAGGCTCTGAAGAAGCTAGAAGTAAGATAATGGCACTAGAGGCTGCTGTTAAACGTCTTAAAGTAGCAGAAGATGGTCTTAAGAACTCTACTAAGACTACAGACAAAGCTTTCATAAGTTATAAGAAGACATTACGAGATACTAAGAATCAAATAAATAGTATGTCTAAAAGTACTAACACATTAGCTAGAAAGTTTAATGCTACTAAGTTCGCTGCAAACGGTTTAACATCTTCTTTGAAGAACTTAGGACGTAGTTGGATATCTGTGTTTGCTATAGGTGCTGGTATTATCCAGTTAAAGAATGTAGCAGCAGAGATGGAGAATATAGGTGTTGCATCTTTACTCTCCTCTGGTAATGCTAAGAAGGCTGCAAAGGATTTGATATTTGTAGGAGACTTAACTGAAAGGTTAGGACTACGTTACAAAGACACAGCTAAAGCTTTTGCAACGTTTAACGTTGGTGCTATCAGTGGGGGCGTAGATCCAGAGGAAGCTAAAGATGTCTTTATCAAGATATCAGAAGGCTTGGCATCTGCGGGTACTAATGCAGAGTCAGCTAAACTTGCCTTCTTAGGTTTCAGACAGATGATATCTGGAACAGTAGTACAGGCACAAGAGATAAACCAGATTGTTGACCAAGTACCGGCATTCTCTGGTGCAGCAGTTAAAGCATTAGAAGTAATGGGTGTGTCTGGTAAAGATCACCTAGATAAGAATAAGAAGAGTTTTAAAGATACTATTAAAACTGCTGGAGTAGATGCTAAAGAGTTTACTAAGATAGTAGCAGCAATACTGAGTGATCAGGGTAAGTCCTCTGGCGCACTAGAAGAGTATATGCAGTCTATCACAGCAGTAGAAAACAGGATGGTAAATGCAGCAAACAAGGCTGTAGAGAAAGTGTCTAAAGGTGGGTTAGAAGATGTATTTAAAACTGCCTTCCAAGGTATACGTGAAGTAATCTTAGCTGTCACACCTGCATTACAAGGTTTAGCTTTTGCCCTTAAAGTAGTAGCAGAGACGATAGCTTTCCCTTTCAGGATGATTGATAAGTTAGGTATGGCTCTAGGTATGAGTGAAGGCGAAGGTCTGCACATGGCTATTAGAGGGTTGATCACTATACTCTTAATGAGGTTTGTTCCAGCACTTGCAACTACAACTAAGGCACTTTGGGGTATAGTTACAGGCTCCCTAGGAGCCGCGTCTTCTTTACTAGGTGTAGGTACTGGAGCAAAAGGTGCTTCTAAAGGTGTGAAAGTCTTGACAACATCTGTTAAGTCTTTGATGAGAGCATTATGGCCTTTACTAGCTGTAGAGTTAGCTATTAGTATATTTGACTATGAAAGTAGGAAGAACTACGACGACTTAATAGAAGCAGCTAAAACCTTCACTGAAGAACAGGCGAAAGCTAACGAAGAGATAAAGAAATCTGGAGGTCTTACTAATTTTTGGCTACGAGGTATGCTACGTCTTGAAGGAAGGTTCAATAAAGTAGTAGGATATCTGAAAAGGATGGTAGGTTATTTCCAGATACTTGCCAACCTTGAGTTTGGGGATCTTGCAAAATCAGCAGGAATAGGAGCGTTAAGAAACCTTACCCCAGCGGGCTTCTTTATGGATGATATAAAATCCCCTTTCAACAAGGAACAGGATAGAAATATAGAAGAAGGTCGCCGTAGGGCAAGGGAGATCACAGCAGGTGCTACTGTCACTAACCATTATAATATTAATGGCGATCCAGAAACAGTAAGACAGACTATTGAAGAGTCTATGTCGAGGTATGTACCTGACTATATGCAGACAGTTTACTCTGGAGGTGGCTAATGTCCATATTCTATTTAGAAGTGGAAGGTGGTACTATATAT